AGTTGCTTTATTAAAAATTTCATCAAGTTTAGTTCTAACGGTTCTACCAACAATAGACATTTTATTTGCTGTTGCAACCTGTTGGTTACGGTAATAAAGCATTGAGTCTGTTCTACCGTTAATTAAAGCGTTAGGATTACCATGTTCATATGATGAAAAGAATCTTTGCGCAGTTTCTGCATCTTTAACACCTTTAACAGTGCCATCATCAAACTTAGTTAGTTCATCAAGTATCTTGTCATTATTGTATTCAGGAAATTTGTTTGATATATCTCTACGAATCTTTGCTTTTTCGCCAGGGGATGTAGCATTAGCCAAATCATTTAAGTATGGACCAAAAGTATTCCAGTATTCTTTAACTTGTGGACCAAGTTTAGGGTGATTAAACACAGCATTAACTTTAGTTCCTAAAGTTCCGCCTGTTTCGTTGTAAAGTTTTGCAAGTTTAGAACCACCTTTTAAGGCTGGTCCAAAACCTAAAGTCATATAAGTTAATGGGTCTGCAGCAATTTGAAATGTTAAATCATAAATGCCTGATAGTTTATCAAAGGCTTCTTCTTTTGCTGTATTCTTAAAAGGTGTAGCAACATCTTGCCCAAGAAACCCTTTAGCAGCGAAACGACCAACAGAAAATTGTGTACGTTTGTAATCACCTAAGATTTCTGTAAACTTATCTGGGTTGTCGTACATATAGTTTAAAGCAAATTCTAACTCAGGGTTTACGCCACCTTGTTCTTCAATTATTTCACCAGGTGTTAATCCTGAAGTAATACCTCTGGCAAGAACACCCATTCCTGCACCGTATGCTTCGTCCAAAGCAGCAGTTGCGCCTTGGTCATAAATTTTCTTTCCATCCCAGTCTTTACGCCAAACTTTTAAAAGGTCTGGTCTAAATTCTCCTTGAGATGCAGAGTAAATAGCAGCAGGTGCTAAAGATAAAACGTTACTCCATGTTGTTAAAGCACCAATACCCGCTTTAATTGGGTTAGCAAGACTTAAAGCGTTAGTAACTACACGACCAATAGTCCAATCTTTTGGACGTGCCATGTAGTTTGAATTAAAAGTTGATTTAAGCATTTCTTGAATACCAGGGTCAAGGCTATTAAATTCGTCATAGGCTTCTTTATCATCTTTAATATCTAAAAGTTGACGATGCTTAGCGTAAAGTCTGTCCCAAGTTTCAATTTGTTGTTTATCTTTAGGCGGGATACCAGCCTTATATGCAGCAACGCCAAGTTCTGGGCTAATTACTGGAACAATATCACTCCATGAACTAGCCAATTAAAAACCTCTATCAACTAGATAGTTATAAATAGCAGAAATTTCTCCAGTAGAATCATGTGGAATTAATTCTTCAACAACATTAATTAAAGTTTTTTGTTGGTTTTGTGGAAGGTTTAATATTTCACTTCCAGGACCTGCACCAAAATCTGAACCAGCAGTTAAAGGTTCATTTGGTCTTTGGCTTGGTGCTGTTAAAGGAACAATTGGTGCAACAGTTGAACGTCTAACGTCCATTGGGTTTACACTAAGATTAGGACCTGCAGACATAGGTGCACCTTGTTGAAGGCCCATAAGTTCTTGACCTTCACCATATGAACCACCACTCATATAACGCTGTGGTTGTCTAGAAACATTTAAATCAGTTCTTTTGGAATTACTACCAGGACCTGATACTTGTTCTCTAATTGCCATTAATCTTCGTCCTCATCAAATTCTTTATCATCTAGTTGAATGTGTGCTGCGTCTAGCATTCCTTTAAGTTTCCAATTTGGAGACTTACCGTCATCTATTACGTGCAAAAAATATTTTCCTTCAGAATTAATCATTTCAACAACTGTTATGACGGCTGTTGCCATACCACCCAATGGGTGTAGGTCTTGCACAAAGCCATTTAACGAATCTTGAAACATTTTTACGTAATCAGATTGTGTACGCTTTGCCATTTTATCCCGCTAACTGTCCCATAATTCCTGCTAAATCTGGAGGTAGGGCTCCAGCAGGACCACCAGCGGGAGCGCTTGGAGGGGACGGTTGCGCTACAACCTGCTGTGAAGGAGCGGCAGCCTCTGCTGGAGTAGGTTGTTGAGGTTCAAATGCTTGCTTAACAGAATCTTCAATAGAAATACCATTGCGGCGTTTATCAATTATATCAGCAAATTTACCTAACAAAACAGAAACATCTTGTCCTGTAGCAATCATTTCAGGGATTGCACCAGCAGCAGCGTTAACTGCACGATTCAAATTATCACGCATCTTTTGTATGTCAATGCGTTCTTGTTCTTTACTTACGTTAACAGACCATGGTAATTCACTCATTACAAATTCTTTAGATACAAGGTCCCCGCCTAGGGCTTGTAGTGAAAAGATTAATGCACGAGATGGGTCAAGTCCTGCCATTAAACCGTAGCGAACTTCTACAGTGTAATCACCTTTAATGTCTCTAGTTGGATTGTATTTAAGTTCATAAGGTGAACCATCATTGTATCCGCGAACGTTCTTATCAAATGGAAAAATCTTTTCATCAATGCGTAAACATAGACTTAATACGTCTTCAAATGTTTGAGTAAATATTTGTTGGCTTGCTTTGATTTGTGAATCAAAAGCACCAAGTAACGCTTGGACGCCTTGACCAGTAATGATGCTGGCATCAATGTTGCCAGTTCTACCTTCTGGATAACGTGCGCCCAAACGCATTTCCTGTTGCAACACTGCCTGTTCAGTAAATGCTGCGTTTGGTAAATCTAAACCGACTCTTCTAATTAGTTGAGGGTTTTGACTTCTCAAAACTGCGTCGGGACCAAATGCTAATTCTTGAACATCGTTAGGCAATGCCAACGGAGCCTGAACAGATTTCTCTGCTGCTTCTAATGCTAGTAAAGAAAAACGTGCACGAGCAAGTTGCACCCAAACAACATCATCAAACTGTCCACGTGGTTCTTCATCAATACTTGCACGACGTGCAACACGCACCATAATCTCACCAAGAGGGTTAGGTGTGCGTTTTAAAACAAGATTAGTTCTTTCAGGAAGATATAAAAGAATTTGGTCGTCATCTTCGTAACGAACCATTTCAAGTAACGAATACAAATCAGTCATATCACGACCCATAGGTCCAATGATTTGATTTTCGTATTCAGGGAACTCTGCAATTAACTCTGCAATAGTTTTAACATATCTACGTGCGTAAGAAGTTACGCGACCAAAACGGTCAAACTCTGGGTATGCACCCAGAGGGTTATCGACACGGATGCGGGGCTGATTATCTTTAACATCTAATTCTACGACGATTGGCAAAAAGCCATATGTAAGAAACCAGTCAGCCCCTGTATACATCTGTGTCTGCAGCCGTGATGATTGAGCATAAAAATTTACAATCATGCTGCGTTTATCTGCCTGCGCCTTAGCGCGGTCAGAATTTATGTTAACTGTTGCACAGTTAAAACTAGGGAGAGGGGCAAGTACTTCTGCTAAATCTCGTGCTGCAACATCGATGAAGTTAGCAATCATTGGTGAAGGCATACCTTCAGGGAAAAAGTCTGGATAAACGTTAGATATTTCGCCACGACGAACAGACAAAACATTTGCCATACGCACATCGCGACCTTGGTTACGACGCTTTAACGCCTCAACCTTATCTGCAATTTGTTGCACATCAAGTGCCATTCAAACTCCTATAAATATTGTTCACTGTGCTGCGCCGCAGCCAGTTCATCTAAATTCACAACACCACGTTGAGAAATGTTTTTCTTAGTTGCATAACGATTATATGAATGATTCTGCATATAACCTGATTGTTGAATTAATTCTTTAAAACGAATCTCGGCAAACCATAAAGCCATAACGCAATCAGTTTTTTGAGACTTTTTAGCACTAGGGTCCCAAGTAATTAATTGCTCAATAAGAGCCTTAACATGCTCATTACCTTCAGTACTTGGAAGTTTAAGAAGATTATCTTTTTGGAACTTACCATCACGTTCAGTACCAAACAAAGCAGCCATAGATGCTACACCAAAAGATTCATCCCACTTATTCTTACCAGTGAAATGGGGTCTTAACTGAACACCACGAGAACCAAGCCATTGGTTAAGTTCAGTGTCTAAAGCATAAGATTTTTGGTGGGCGTTAATTTCTATACGCAACTCGTTAGGCTGATACTTAACAGTCCAGTCTTCAAACAGACTTCGAATTTTTTGAGGATTAGGGTCAACCATGTTACACACATCAAGAATCCAACGCTCATGAGTATCCCTATCAAAAGCAATACACACAGCA